GCAGGAGTTTGAAAACGGTGCTTCCCGTGTGTTTGCCTCGGAGGACCTGCTACGGGAGGATGGCTATGGCCGCCGCACCTTGCAGGATGATCTTTTCATCGGCCTGCCGGATGACCCCGCCAACGTGGGGGTGACGGTGTACAGCCCGCAGCTGCGGGTGGAACAGTTTTTGGCCCGCAAGCAGGATATCCTGCGCAGCTGCGAAAGCCTGATCGGTTTCAAGCGCGGCATTTTGAGCGAGGTGGAAGCCGCCGAGCGCACCGCAACGGAAATCACCTCCAGCGAGGGCGATTATAACCTGACCATCCAGGAATTGCAGGCTATGTGGCAGAACGGTGCCGGCCAGGCGCTGGAACTGTGCGCCGCGCTGGGCAAGGTGTACGGCATGCCGGGCCTGAGTTTTGACGCCGGGAAAGACCTGACGATGGACTGGGGCGATGGCGTGCTGTTTGACCGCACCCGTACCTGGAACGAGTACATGAGCATGGTAACATCCGGCCTGCTGCGGCCGGAACTGGCCCTTGCCTGGTACTTTGACCTGCCCCATGCCGATGCCGCCCAGCTGGCAAAGATCCGTAAGGAGCTGATGCCGCAGGCAGCACAAGCGGCCCCCGCAAACAACGAAGAAAAGAAAGGAGAAACCCAGATTGGAGCATAAATCGACAACCCCCGCCGCACAGCCGGTGCAGCCCGCACCTTATGCCACCGGAACCGGCAGTGCCCCGCTGCTGAACCGTGAAGCGGAATTTGCCTGCATGAGCTACCGGGAGCGCCTTGCCTTAAAGCACAGCGACCCCGATACCTACCGCCGCCTGCGGGAAAAGTAAGCGGGACGAATAGACTTGCCGCAGACCATCGAAAAGTGATTCGTAGGGGCGCAGTGTGCGTCCGCCGCCATTTGCCATGAGCAAGACGCTCTAAAATAATGCTGCAACGCTGAACCTGCGGGTAAACATTGCTCGCCCCCGCATGCTCTACAAGGCAAAATTTGAACTTTTCGATAAGCTGAACGGGTCAAATAGACCCGCAAAAATTGATTGATTAAAGGAGAAATTCTATGGCAGATACTTATACCAAAATTGCTGATTTGATCGACCCGGAAGTGATGGGGGACATGGTGTCCGCCCGAATCCCCAAAAAGCTGCGCGTGGCACCCTTTGCCAAGGTGGATGATACCCTGGCCGGTGTCCCCGGCGATACCATCACGGTGCCCGCCTATGCCTACATCGGCGATGCCGACATTGTGGCCGAGGGCGAGGCTGTGACCATTGAAAAGATGACGACATCCACCCGCAAGGCCACCGTGAAAAAGGCCATGAAGGGCATTGGCCTGACCGATGAAGCGGTGCTTTCCGGCTACGGCAACCCGGTGGGGGAGGCCAACACCCAGCTGGCCATGGCCATTGCCGCCAAGATCGATAACGACTGCATGGATGTGCTGCAGACCGCTACCCTGACCTATGACGGCTCGGCGGGCATTATCAGCTATGCGGGCGTTGTGGATGCGGTGGACGCCCTGCAGGAAGAGCAGGCCACCGAAAAGGTAATCTTTGTTCACCCCAAACAGGTGACCCAGCTGCGAAAGGACGCCGAATTCACCAGCACGGACAAGTACCCCGCCAATGTGCGGATGTCCGGCGAGATCGGCTCCATTGCGGGCTGCCGTGTGGTGCCCAGCAAAAAGGTGCCGCTGGTGGAGGTTGGCTCCGGCAAAACCAAGTGCTATGCCTGCCCTATCATCAAGCTGGAAGCCGACCACGACAACGAGGACGAGGTGCCCGCTCTGACCATTTACCGCAAGCGCGCGGTGAATGTGGAAACCGAGCGCAAACCCAAGATCCGCACCACCGAGATCACAGCGGACGAATTTTACGTTGCCGTGCTTTCCAACGAGGCCAAGGTGGTGCTGGCAAAGTTCAAGGCCTAAGGTGTATCTGAAAACAAAGAAAATCCTGTGAGAAGGAGGAATGCCTTTGCCGGATTACGAATTTTATACCGCCAGCTACCTGGGCGAAAAGATCCCGCAGGAAAGCTTTGCACGCTTTATTACCCGCGCCGCTCGCCAGCTGGAGCGCTACAAAAGTATGTTTGATGTGCGCCCGCGCGCGGGCCTGCAGGAACCGGAAGCCTGCGCCCTCTGCGCCATGGCGGATGCAATGTATGCCTTTGCGGAGGAGGACAAGCGCTGCCGCGTGGTGAGCGCCAGCGTGGGCAGCGTGAGCGAAACCTATGCTGCCCCGCCGGAGCTCTGCGCCGAAACCATCCAGAGCCGGGAAGGTTACCTGCGTGCCCTGGCGCAGGACTACCTGGTGTTTGGCCGCTATGCCAGCGGCGGGGTGGGCTGATGGCCGCGCCCTTACAGTACCCCCTGTGCTGCCAGACCGTTACCTTCTACCATGCGGACCCGGCGGCACATACCATCACGCGCACCGTTGTGCAGGGCGTACACTTTGATACCCGCCGCCGTGAAACCGAGGCAGGCGGCAGCGGCCCCGCAGGCAGTGCGGCCACGGCGTTTTTGCTGGTTATCCCGGAAAAACATGCGGCGTTTGGCCGGGATTATACGCTGGAACCCCATGACCGCGTGCTTGCAGGCACCGGGCCGGAGGTGAGCTACACCCAATGGCTGGATTTTACCCCCGCCAAAGTGCCGGGACTGGCCGCTGTGCAATATGTAGACTGTAAAACAGCGGCCGGGCAGGCTGCCCATGTGGAAGCGGGCGGCTGGTGGACCCGCTCCGGCAGCGGCGCGCACAGCCTGAGCAACTGACCGGAAAGGGGGAGACAAAGCGCGTGAACGAAACCTATTTTGAACAGTTGCTGCAATGGCTGGCCCGCTGCCCGGCTCTGACCGGTATTGATCTGCGTGTGGACGACCTGCCCCCGGCGGCGGGCACCGGGGCGCTCTTCCCCAAAGGGGTGGAGCAGACCGACCGCTGGCAGAACCTGCTGGGGCAGGTGACGGCCCGCCAAAAAATGCAGCTGGTGCTGCGCCTGAACCTGCCCTTTGTGCCGGGGGATGCGAATCTGAGTGCCCAGACCGCCCGCCGCCTGTTGGAACTGCAGGCCTGGGTGGCGGAGCAGAGCGCGGCCGGCTTTGCCCCGCAGCTTGGCAACACTGACCCTATGCAGGAGACCCTGACCGCCGGGGCCGCCCGGCTGGAACAGGCCAACGATGAGGGTAGCGCAGTTTACACCGTTACACTGACGGCACACTATACGATGAAATGGAGTGATACATTTGAAGATTGAGCGCAAATATATGGCGCACTTTTTGAACGCGGCGTTTGGTTCCGGTACCGCCAGCTATTGCCGCCTGGGCAATGACCTGGAAGAATATTCCCCGGAACTTTCCGCCAATGTGGAAAAGAAAAATAATATCCTGGGCCAGACTTCGATCACGATCGACAGCTACCAGAAACAGGGCGAAGTGGCACCCTATTATGCCGAGAAAAACGACCCGCTGTTTGAAAAGCTGCAGGCCATTATCGACGGTGACCTGACGCTGGATGACCTGAAAACCGACATTGTGGAGGTTAAGCTCTGGGGCGAAGCATCCGCCAACGCCTACCCGGCCATCAAGGAGGAATGCTACATTGAGATCGTCAGCTATGGCGGCGATACCACTGGCTACCAGATCCCCTTTAATGTGCATTATACCGGCGTAAAAACCAAGGGTACCTTCAACATTAGCACCAAAACCTTTACGGCGGCGTAAGGCAGAACAGGAGGATGGATGATTTTACACAATGGGGATGTTTTGTTTGGCTGGCCGCTGCAAAGCCATGTGATTACCGCTGGGTGGTTTTATAATGACGGCAGCCTGCACCGGGCGCTGGATTTCCGCGCCGCCGTCGGCACGCCGGTGTATGCCGCGGCAGACGGTACGGTGAAAACCGCCTACCGCTGGAATGGCCGCCGCACCCAGGGCGACACCAACAGCTATGGCAACATGGTCAAGCTGCGCCATGCGGATTACCGTGGCGGCCGGCTGGAGACGCTGTACGCCCATTTGAGCAAACTCTGCGTGGCCCAGGGGGAGACGGTATACGAGGGCCAGCTGATCGGCTACAGCGGGGATACCGGCAACTGTTACGGGGCACACCTGCATTTTGAGGTGCGGTACAAAAACCGCCGGGTCCACCCGCTGAACTGGCTGGATGCAGATTTTGCGGCGGCATCTACCGCGGTGCGGCTGGGCGGCTACCAGAGCGTTGCCCGCCCGGCAGCGGAAAAAGCACAGCCGGTCCAAATGCAGACGGTAACGGTGGGGCCGATTTCCAACGGGGACGCTGCCCGGCTGTATGCCCTGTGCGGGGACCTTGGCCTGGTGGAAGCGGGGCTGTACCACGCCGCCTATACGGAGGTGTGAGCAGGATGGAAGCAATTCTGGTGGCGCTGATCACCGGCGGGCTGAGCCTGCTGGGGGTGGTTATCACCAACATGATGGCTGCCCGCCGCGCGGAACAGCGGATGGTAACGGCCCAGGCGGTCACGGATGCCCGCTTGGAGGAGCTGACCCGCGAAGTGCGCGCCCATAACAACTTTGCCCAGCGGGTGCCGGTGCTGGAAGAGCAGCTGCGTGTGGCAAACCACCGCCTGAGCAACCTGGAAAAGGCGCATACCCCCGCAGGCCAGGCCATAAGTTAAAAGAAAAGCATAAAATAAAAAGGAGAAGACCATGGATCTGACAACTTTTGGTATGGCAGGGGTGGCGGCGATTACGGTTATCTGCTACCTGGCGGCAACAGCGGTCAAACAAACGCCGCTTGCCAATAAATGGTTGCCCACCATCTGCGGCACGCTGGGCGGTGTGCTGGGGGTGCTGGCCTGGTGCGGAAGTGTGCCGGACTTCCCGGCAGGTGACCCATTGACAGCGCTGGCCGTGGGCATTGTTTCAGGCCTCGCGGCAACCGGTACCAACCAGCTGATCCGCCAGCTGAAACAGCCGGAATAAAATAATAGGGGGAATTACCCTATGGCAACACCGCACAATTCCCGCCTAGCGGCTTAAGCACCGCTCCGGCGGCTGCGGCACGGCATCTGCGTTGCCAAAATGCTCGATAATGTCGGGTTGCGGTACCCGCATCGTGCTTCGGGGGCAAAAGCCCCTCGCACTCTGCGACCGCTGCCCCTGCTTCGATTC